TGGCCAAAGTTACTGACGTTTTACCATACTCTTTAACGCCTGGCTTTAGCCAGTTTGGTAATTCCTCATAGGCCATTCGTATTCGTTGCATGATCTCAATAGCTGTACCTTCTTTATTGGCTACAACCAAAATACGTTGATCATCACTGAAGCAAGCAATCCATAAAGCATAGATTGTCATCATAGTAGTTTTACCAATTTGTCTCGATGCTAATAAAATAAAGAATCTATTATCACGCATCTTACGTAGAGCGCGTTTTTGAGGTAAATGTAGTTTAATCTTTTGTTTACCGTCATCAAGTGAAATAATATGAAAGAAGTTTTCTGCAAAATATAAAAGGTTCTTTTTAGCCTTCGTTAATTGCTTAATCTGATCTGATGTATACTCAAATTCCGCACCTACCGCTGGTAGATTAGGATTATTCATATAATTTTGTTTATTTTTAACCATAATGCTATAAATATTTATATGTCAAAAAAGAATAATCTAACCGAGATATGGAACGTATACGCTGACTCGATCATAAAAGAAGCTAAAACTACTAGGCCTATCGAGGGTGGGGATAAAAAAATGAGCACTAAACCCGGGTCAGGTGCTGTTGATCTTGATTCTAAAGAAGCAAAAAAAATACAGCATGCTGGTGGTGAAGGTACCACAGAGCCGGTTTACGAGATTGAAGGCGTACACGAGCCTATAGATCCTAAAAAGAAAAAAGGCGATAAAGAGAATTTATATGAGCCAGAAAAATATAGTTCAGAAAAGTTTGATGAAAAAGTTGAAAAAACGTATAGAGAAGGTATAAATATTAATATGAAATCTGTTTTTGATAAATTATTTGAAGATGTAATGGGTGACGAATCTATTGAAGAGCTTGACGCTCTCGGTATTGACGCTGATGAAACTGGCGCAGACGCTGAAGAGACTGACGAAATTACATTAACTCTTGACCGTGATATGGCACAGCAATTATGTGACCTAATCCAATCTCAACTTGGTGAAGAAGAAGTTGAAGATGACGATGACGATGCTGGTGAAGAAGATTACGAAGGTGAAGAAGGATTTAATTCTTTCGAAGAAGCTGAAGAAGATGAAGATGAAGATGAGACAGTTGATGAAGCTACTGAAATGAAAGAAGTTCCAAGCTCAGCTGGTCATAAGCTTACATCAAAACAGAATAAAGTTGGATCTGTTAAAGCTTCTGGTGGTAAAGCACAGGGTCAAGTTAAATCAACCGTAGACGGTAAGGGTAAGCCACTTGCTGACGGTAAAGGTAAACTTACATCGAAGAACAATAAAGTAGGCGGTACAAAGACTGGTTCTACTGGCGGTTCATTTTTTGCTTAATAGATTAATATAATTTAAAAAAGCTGCAACTTTATTGGTTGCAGCTTTTTTTTGCATAAATATAAATATGTTACCGTTTAAAAAATTTTTTGAGAGCAAGTATAGTGGCACACAACCTGGCGTTAATCATAGACACAGAGGTAATGGGTTCACTGATACTCATTCAACATATAGACGTAAACATGTAAATCTAGTACCAGATTATGTTAAAACAGATGCATCTAAGAATCAGAAAATCGAAAATTTAAAGAATAATAAAGGGTCTTGTGCATGTACACCAGCTGACTTGCAGTATATAACAAAAACATTTAGTATAGTACCTCATAAAGATAAATCTCAAACACTTGGACGTACAGGTATTGTTTTATCTTACAATCCACAGACTCAAACATTCATGTTACAAAAATGAGTATAGACTATGATAATAACTGCTACCCCGGCGTTGTACAGGATGATGAAGCATGCTGGAGATTTACAGATAAGAGTGTACAGCAATCTGAACGCGTACTATTTAGTAATTGGTGGAGAGAGCTTATAAATCAATATGGCGTGAAGATTGAATACTTTGTTAATACATTCAATGTTCTTTCCGCGGATAATATATACGGCGAGCAACCAACAAAAACATTTGCGCCGCCTAGAGATCTAATAATGGCTGTTAATCTTAACGATAATGCAATAACGTTAAGTAAATATGGCTTCTTAAGTGACGATGAAATAACGGCATATATACATATCTCGTCATTCCAGGCAAAATTTGAAACTCTCTCATCAGTATACGATACTCAATACTCTATCGTTGAACCTAAAGCTGGTGATATATTCCAGTTATCAGAATTCGGCGATGACAGACCTGCAGATAGACAACCTAAATATTTCGAGGTTACAGAGAAGCTAGATGAAGATATCGCGCAGATTAATAACCTTGCAGGTCACTATGTATTCCTGATTAAAGCTAAGCGTTACGACTATAGCTTCGAGCCTGGTATACCTTTCAACTCTCTTAATGAAGGTATATCTGGTAATCAGCAGATATACGAAGATGCGTTTGCTGGTAGATTATCTGGAGGCGCTAATACGGAAACTGAACCTAAGAAAGATGGATATGATGAGTATAGCGCTGACCAGACTAGTATAGACGAGGTTTTCGATATGAGAGTTAATGATACTGACGTATACGGTGATTATTACTAGAAATTACTTAAAAAGGCATCCGCTTCTTTAACTGTATTAAATACAATTTCTTTATCTCCATCAGAGCTGGTAAAGGTATATGTAAATTTACCATCCTTTGGTGATATGTTCTTTATAACATATGTGTTACCTCGTTTAAAATAGCGACCAAACTTTGTCGTTCTATTAGTGAACGAATTACCAGGAATAAACTTCATCGTCGCAACCTCTAAGAGCTTTACTAATATTATATTTCATATCCTTGTGTCTCTCTTCTACATACTTTTGAAAAAAGATAGGCTTAATCCACTCACTGCTACGCGTAGTATCTATCCCCATCTTCTCCGCTGCATCAGCTGCAACATTTACCCCATATATAAGGCAAGTAAGCCTGGAGAGAAAATCTAGATTTTCCTGCTCTAATTCATCTACGGACATTAATGATAAGTCTTTCTGTTCTGTCATACTATAATTATATCTATGTTCCTATTTCTGATATAGAGCCTTTATGAGTATACCTAACATATAATATCTATTATCAGCAGTCTTGTTTGTCGACATTTCGAGAATACTTATAATACTGTCAACTTGATGCATTAAAGTTTTTCTCGTCATACTGTTGATTGCTCTTTCAGTATTTTCTATACCTCGTGTTAGATGTAAATCTTCTATTTCCTTGTATAATAGATCCTTTAACACTGTAATAGAAGTAGATGCACGTTGACCTTGTCTTGCTTGACCAGCTTTAAAGTTATCAGCATTCTCATATGAAAATGTATTTAAAAGGATATCATTAATAGCTTGTAAAGTGACTTCTTTAGTAGTTACCTTAGGTTGTAGAGATGTACTAGGTACCTCAGTTGTTATATCTTCAGCGTTCTTCATTATCTTTTCCAAAATATACTGGAGATGTTACTGTGAATGTCTTGATTGATGGCTCGCAACTTACCTGCTTATCGCATTTATCGCATACATAAAGAGGTTTAGTATCAAATCGTATATCAACAAACTGTATATTTTTTTGATTGCAAGGACATACGACGTTTACATAATTTCGATTTTGCTCTCTTAATTGATCTGCTTTTATTACCTCAAGTGACTGCTTTAATCTATTAGTATAAATTTGATTTAATATTAAAAACCCTGTAATCTGTAAAATAGTAATTAAAGTGAACACGTACCAAAAGTTATTTCTGAATATCAGCCCTATCAACGTGCTTATACTAGCAGTTAGTATAATAGAATATAAAAATTTCGCAAAACTACCTCTCATCACCCTTTATTATAGACAATGTTTCATCAAAGTCAACTAATAAATGAGCTACTTGCTTAAGATTATTCTCCAATTTTACAATCAATTTTTTACTAGATTTTAGCGTTGGATTTTGATTAGCTATATCTAAAAGTCTCTGTGCATTTGAAATATTAATAAAAGCATCTGAAATAGCTTCATCTATATTGTTTATAGGGTATAATTTAATACCAGCTTGAGGCTTCATATCTTCATTCTTATGCTGCAATAAACTATCTAACCTCATACCTCCTGCGTCGACAGCTGATGTACCTATACCAGCGACTTGTCTTTGAACGTCTGGAATTTCACTATCCTCAAAAATTGCTCGTCTCATGTATATATTTATACTATTTTACATAAATATAAATATGAGTACGTATTTAAAGAGATTTAATAAAATTTTAGAACAAGATGAAGAGCTTTCAGATGCACAGGCTCTTGATGCTGAACTACAAGATGTAACTGCTGACGAGCTTGGAGCTGATGCACCTGCTGATGTTACATCGTCAATTAACGACCAACAAAGAAAAATGTATGATGAATTAAATAGTTGGATTCAGAAAATGGATGAATTTTCTAGCTACCTTAACGGTACATCTGACAGTATCCAAACATCTCTTAACTCTGCAGAGCCAGATACAATCTTTGATAGTATTTCGAATGCTGAGACAAAAAAGATTGCTAGAGTAGCAATGGAAGTTTCTGCATTGAGCGAGATTTTAAAAGGTTATTTAGCAGGTGCTAACGATCCAAAATATAAATTTAACTAAATAATAACAATATGAATACAACAGAAACAGACTTAATCTTCGAAAGATATACTCAAACTAAAATTCTACCTCAATATAATGAAGGTGTTATTAGCAATGTTGTGAAGAGCGTCGCAGCAAAGTTTGATGATGCTGCAGTTAAAAAACTTATTGGTGCAGTTAACGATTCGACCGCCATCGAAGTAATTATTGAGCTGGATAAGATGAGCCCTAAGAAGCGAGCAAATCTTCATCGCGCAATCACATCGTGGATCGAAAGAAACTCAAACAACGCTGCAGTTAAACAGCTTACTCGCCTACAAACATCGTTAAAAGAAAGCGTTGATCTTGAATTAGACCCAGAAAGTGGTAGATTAGATGATGATTTAGTACCTGCTAAAACAGAAACAATCGGCGAATTTGATAATTTTATTGACGCTGCTACTAATTTTGCCGAGTCAATTGGCGATAAAGAGCTCGAGTTTCTCGTAAAAGGCTTAACGGGGGATAATTTAGGTTCGTTTTTAGGTGTTATACGCGACGAGTACGGGTTTCGAGATAAAACAGATTACTATAACTAATTATTTTTAATCTCAGTTAAAAGCAATTTAGCTTTAAGACCTGAATATGTATTTTTTAATATAAATTCGGGTCTTATTTTGTCTTTATTACCGATTACACATATATCGTTAAAGTCTTTAAACTGCTTTAACTCTTTCGGCCATATAAAAACCTTCTCTCCGCTATCTGCTAGAGATATACTCTTCAATAATGCAGCTCTATCACAGCGTTGATTATCTAGTACGTAAATCTTCTCATATAAATTAAGCTTATTAATTTGCTGCTTCTGTAATACAGTAAACATCTTATCACTTCTCTCTGTAATACCGCAAGTAGCTAAACCATTTTCTACAAAATAGCTATCAATCGGACCCTCAAAGATAAAAACGTAATCTAAGTCGGGGTTAATATTTTGCATACCATATAAGCTTCTCTCTGCGCCTACTTTACTAAGATATTTCGGTCTACCAAATAAATCCTTCTTCATTAACCCTCGAGATTGATAGAATATAATATCCTCATTATCATCATAGAATGGTAAGATAAGTCTATTTTTATGTACAGGATCGTTTAAAGATATATAAAACGTTTTCGGTTTATTAATACCCTTATCTAATTTACGAGTTTTAATTAAATTTAAAGCTGCTATAACTGCTGCATTATCTTTATAGTACTCTACTTGACTGGGGTCAGATAAGTTAATACAATCTTCTGGTAAACTCTTATCTATTAGCTTCTTCTCTTCTTTAACCTCTTCGCGAGGCATTTGTATCTCGATATCAAATTCCTTTATCTCATTAATAATAAAATGTAAAGGTTTGTGCGTAACATCTAAAAGAAAACTTAAAGTCTTCTTGCTGTACCCGCAATTATGACAGTATGCCAGATCCTTCTTTGGTATATAGTAGAATCGCTTCTTCTTACCCCAGGAGTCACCCTCTTTACATATAGGACAGCAACCATTATACGAATGATTATACTTATTATACGATATCTTATAGATATTCTCGTATAATACTTGTATGGTATACTGCTCTGGTACGACTATCACATACTTATTATAGTATATTAATAGCAGTAATCAATTACTATTAACCTCTACTTTGAGTTGTAACGCTCTTACCTACTACACCATTATAATCAGCAATTACTTCACCTGTTTCCGTATCTTTAATTGATACTAAACCTTTTTTGATAATATGACCAGTTACAGGGTCGGAGAAAACTGCTTGCTCGTAAGTTTTACCACCCTTATCATAAGAGTTGAAAGTAGGACGTGATGTCTCACCGGTATATGGTGATCTAATTTGAGTTGGGTTAACAAAGTCGTTAGGATTCATATAATTATTTAAGATAGTAGTTCTAATAATCTATTAGTCTGGAAAAAAGTCGTATACCATGTAGATTCACTTTTAATAATATTATTAAATTTAAGTTCTTCAACTTTCTGTCTAAAAAATGTCCAGTTAGTCTTAAATGAGCAGTTACTAAGCTGAGATTTTACATATTCAGATTCCTCTCCGCTATCTATAAGAGATACAAGCTGTAAGTTCCTTTCAAATAACTTACGTTCATCATCATTAAAATCTACATCACCGTTGAAGTACTTTTCGATTTTCTTCTTACCGAATCCTTTAATACCTGGTATATTATCACTCTTATCCCCGGTTATTGCCTTTACTTCAACAAACTGCTCTTTACTATATTTCAGCTTTTCTTCAAAATTATGTAAATT